AATTAGGGCAATCAATACAATCGGTAAAAGAAGATGAGTTTAACTGGAGTATTGAAGCGGGTGGAGTATTAGCGCCTTACGCCCCGTTTGTTGAATTTGGCACAGGAGGTTTAGTAGAAGTACCAAACGAGTTAAAAGAAATGGCTATTAAGTTTAAAGGCAAAGGAATTAAACAAGTTAATTTAAGAGCAAGGCCATTCCTTTACCCTGCATTATTAAGAGGTCGCACCGAGTACGTTGATAAGTTAAAAAAAGTATTAGACAAATATGGTAAATCCAAATAAATACGTTAGAAAGGCATTATATGACGCTATTAATCCCACTTATCCCTGTTTTGATATGCAGGTTACAGGTGACACTAATCCTACTCAATACGTTATTATATCAACGCAAGATAAAGAAATAGACAAAGCAACTAAATGCGGTAATCGTTGGGTCACTTATACGCTTTTGGATATTGTTAAGATTTACAACGGTGCAGGAAATGTAGGCAGTAGGGTTGTAAACGACGATATAGAAAATACTATTTTAGGACTGATTGAAAATATAAGTATTTCGGGTTATGCTGTATTAAATAGAAGCTATGAGTTTCCAAGTAATTTAGACAGTAGTACAGCAACACAAACTGTTTACAGAAACTTTATCAGGGTTATTTTAACGCTCGAATAAATATTTTTACTTATTTAGATTAATTCTAAATAAATTTATTATCTTTGAAAGAAATTATTAATTTATAAATAAAAGAAATTATGAGTATAAAAGGCGAAAATAGTATCTTATACATTTGGGATACTTCCGCGTACAAGCCTGTAGCTTGTTTAACTTCAAACAGTTTAAATACTACACTTTCTGTAATTGAGAGTACTACTAAATGCTTTCCAGGTGTAGTTAAAAAAACGCCAGGACAATTTAATTACTCAATCGACGCTGAGGGTGAATATATCGATACTACTTCGGTTGGCGGTGATACTGCCAAAGTTTCTCACGATGCTTTGTTAGCTTTACAAATGGCTAAAACTTTAGTTACTTGGAAACTTGATACAGACGTGACCGATGCAACTTCCATTAAATATTACGGTGATGCCTACATTACTGATTTATCGGATACAGCAGGTAGTGGTGACGAGGTTACAACCTTTTCAGCTACTTTAGACGGTGACGGTGCTATTGTATTAGTTGACCCTAACGCATAATATATGAAACAAATAAAACTAACTTTTGGGAACGAGGAACGTACATTTTATTTTGGTTTAGGGTTTTTAGGTAATTTACTTGAAAAGGAAAACATCGGAATAAACGAGATAGACGAAAAATTAGTTAACAATCCTTTTAAATGGATGCCTTTAATAATGTATTATTCGTTAGCTTGGGGATATGTTCGTAAAAATGAAAATGCACCCTTTGATGCTTTCGATGTAGCTGATTGGATTGACGAAATAGGAATGGACGATACTGTGATAATTGACTTTTTTACGGCTTTTAGACAGTCTTTAGTTAAAGATGTTCCTGTAGAAAAAGAAGCGGTTAAAAAAAAAGTAGCGAAAAAATAAACTGGGCGGAAGATGTAATTTCGTTTGCCATTGGTGAATTAGGATTGTCGAGTTTGGAAGCGGTTTACGAAATGACGTGGGCGGAGTTTCAAATTCGACTTTTTGCGTATAAGAGAATGGATTTATACAAGTGGCAAATGATGAGAGAGTTGATGTGGATTAATTATATTGCACCACACCAAGACCCAAAAAAAATGGTAAAGCGTAAAGAGGTTTTTTTACCTTTGAATGGTGATAGAAAAACATCGGGAGGTATATCAGAAGAACAAAAGCAAAGGTTCTTAAGTGAATTTAAAAAGTATCAAGATAAGATACAAACTAATACCTAATTTAAAATGGCAGGCGGAAAATTAGAGGTACAAATCGGTGCAGATATTACGGACTTTGAGAAAAAAATCAAAGAGGTTGAGTTTGATATAAAAGAACTGGCTAAGGTAAAACTTGATAGGCTTAAATTAGGCTTAGATACGACTGAAATAAACGCTCAGATAAAAGACGCTAAGAATAACTTAAACAATCTTAAAAATACACTTAAAGACTCAGGTCAAGAATTTAAAAACTTAGCACCGAAAGTTGCAAACGGTAGTAATGCCTTAATGCAGTTTTCACGTATTGCACAAGATGCACCTTTTGGTATTATCGGGATAGGAAATAACATTACGGCTACAGTTGAAAGCTTTGGTTACTTAAAACAAGCTACAGGGAGTACAGGCGGTGCATTAAAGGCTTTAGGTCAATCTATTGTAGGTACAGGTGGTATTTTATTGGGTGTTTCATTATTGACTACGGGGTTAACATTGCTTTCGCAATCAGGACTAAGCGTTCAAGATGTTATTGATAAGATGACAGGCAAGTTTGATGCGTTTGGTGCTTCTTTAAATAAAATCGCTGTAGATTCTGCTAAAATATCGGCACAAGAAATAGCGGGGTTAAATGCTTTAGTTTCTGTAGCGCAAGACGATGTAAAAAGTCGTAAAGATAGATTGACAGCGGTTGAGGAATTACAAAGTAAATACCCTGCATACTTTGGTAACTTATCAAAAGAAAAAATATTAAACGGTGATTTAACATCAGTTACAAATGAATTAACAAAGGCTATTATTGCACGTGCTGAGGCTACTGCAATAGCCGATAAGATTGGTGAATTAGCTTCTAAAAAGTTAGATTTACAAATTAAACAAGAACAAGCTTTATTAAAATTACAAAAAGCCCAAGACGCATTAAAAAATAAAGTTGTTGTAACAGGTGGAACGGCAGGGGCAACGGGGTTAAGTAGTGAGGGTCGTTTAGCTTCTGCGACTGAAAGAGTTAGAGATTTAAACAAAGAAATAGCCGAAATACAAGAACAACAAAATAAACTTGCGCAAAGATTAAACGATAAGACTTCCGAGTCCATAAAGCTATTAGAGAAAAAAGCGGGTAAAGAGGTTAAAACTTTCGTTACACCACAAGTATCGGGGGTAAGTAATACAATTATTCCTGCACCTTTATTTGATGTTAATGGAATAGCGGTTTTTAATGGTCAAATAGATTCTTTCGGAAACAAAATAAAAGAGTTGCCTGGAATAATGCGCACCTCTCTTCTTGCTATGCAAAACACGACATCTGTTGAGTTGGCTAAATTCAACATGATGTGGGCGGAGTTTGGAATTGTTTTTTCTGAAATATTAGAAACAGGATTTGAAGCTGCATTAATTGGTTTTGGTGAAACATTAGGAAACGCTTTGATTACAGGCGCAAGTGTTTTAGAGGCTTTAGGTTCTTTCTTATTAGATTCAATCGGTAAAACAATTAAGGCAATAGGTTCGGAATTAGTAAAAATGGGTATTTTAGCACAGGCTTACGCTGCGGTTGTAATGTGGATGAAAAAGGCTTTTGCTAATCCTGTGGCTTTAGCCGCTGCGGGTGTTGCATTAGTTGCTATTGGCGCAGCAATATCTTCAAGTGCGAAAAGAGTAGGGCAAGGAGGCGGTGGCGGTGCTTCGGGTGCGAGCGGTTCGGGTGCAAATAATCAAAGTTTTACAAGTGGTGGTTTTTCTTCTCGTGGGGACGGGGGCGGAACTGTTGTTTTTGAAATATCAGGTCAAAGATTAATAGGGGTTTTAAGTAATACCTTAAATGCAAATAGACGCTTAGGCGGTTCTTTAGGTTTATAATATGGCAAATAAAATAGTAATAGATTTTTTAGAACAGCCAGTAACTACAGGGCCTGGATTTAGTTATACAATAACTGTAGATGGTTATGAATTGTATTATGGTATTGGAACGAGCGAGTTAAAAGTTGAGTTTATACCTAATGGTGACCCTATAACTAATTTTTACGAACTACCAATAGGCATTACTTTAGAGGAAACAATACAATTAACTTATGATTTTTTAATATCTACCTATATAAACGGATATATTTCTTATTCTATAGTTGATAATACAATTGAAGTTTTAATAAATGCCGATGCCACTGTAGATGTAAGTGAATTAATAAATACCTATATCGATTTAACTGTTTCGG